ATTCAATCTTGAAGCTGGCAGCAAACCGTCACTTCGTTTGGCTATTGTGATTGGTCCAATCATCATGATTTTTGGACTTGTTATTATTGGCTTTTTGTTGCTGATTGAAAAAACAACAGAATGGACAAAATAGTCTTGCTTTTTATAAAAACTCTGTTACTGTTATTGTAAGATGAAAACAATCATTATTTCCCTGCTGGGTGCATCCACTCTTTTCTTTTCTGGCTGCGCCACCGTTCAACGTGGCACAAAGATGGACATTCCAGTGGCGTCCTCGCCATCAAGGGCAGAAGTAACATTGTCAACAGGTCAAAGGGGCATTACTCCCGTTACATTCACGTTGAAACGAAATGAGACCGTGCAGGTGGTCATTTCCAAGGAGGGATATCAAACGCGATACTTTACACTGTCGCCCAAGGTTTCGCTGGCTGGTGTTGCGACTGGAAGTATGAATTTGATTTTGGGTGGAGTTGTGGGTATCGGGATTGATGCCATCAGCGGAGCCAATCTTGATCTTTCACCAAACTATGTTTATGCCACTTTGACTCCAAACGAAGGGTTTGTTCCCGACCCCGAAACCATTACTCGTATCATCGAAGGCGAAGTTATTGCCGGAAAGCAAGCCAAATGTTGCGCTAACGCTACCAAGGATGAAAATCGGTGCTCGCACGTTTGCTGCGTTGAAGCCGCAAAAACTGGAGACAACTGTGTCAAATGTGGGGGGTTTGGAAAGTTTACCATAATTGCAAAGCAGAATTGATTTCAACCTTGCTTTTTATAAAAACTCTGACATAGTTAGTGTCATGAAGACCAACAATATAATCAAACTTCGCAGCGTGTTTAGTTCTGGCATGAATCTGGGCAATCAGATTCACAAGACCCGCAAGGGCAAAGGCAGTTATTCTCGCAAAAATCGCAACAACAAGTGGCAGTAAAAATAGAGTTGCTTTTTATAAAAAAATAGTCAGTATCTATAATATGAAAACCGTAGATGATCGCAATGAATCTCAGAAAATCACCCACAAGTGGGCAATCGTTGCCAAGGACAAGTATATGAGCGGCTGGGGTGGAGCAACAGGCGGAGCCAGCCGTGTGGCTTGGGCTATTGACGGCAGCACCGGAGATGCGCAGAAACTGCTGCGTTGGGTGAGTGCTCGCAGCGAAATGGTCAACGTGAACCACGTAAATCTTGACACATATCGTGCTCCACGCAGCACATCTCACTTTCACATTTATGTTGCTGATGCCAGTCATCCTGCTTTTAACTAAAAAATAGAGTTGCTTTTTATAAAAACTCTGTCAGTATTCTAAACATGAACTCTATCTTTTCTCCTGATCTGGTAAACAAGCCCACGGTGGTATATGGTCCCAAGGTGGGCGATATTCTGGTCAGCATATCTGGCTATGAGGCCAGCATTGCCAGTTGGGCCAAGGTTGTGGGTGTGACTGGCAAGAGCGTCAAGATTGTGCGCTTGCCCGCCGACAACAAATACAGCGGCTACGGTGGCATGGAATGGATCAGCACGCCCGCCACGGACCGCATCAAGGGCGAGACTGAAACGAAACGTTTTACTGCTGATGGCGACGGCTATAGGGTCAAGAACAACAGCTACAGCAACTATTATGTTTGGAGTGGCAAGCCAATTGAGTGCTACAACCATCACTAAGATTTTAGGTTGAGAGTGTTCATAGTTGAGGGAGTCGCGTGGTGGCGACTCCCTCTTTTTTTATATGCTTTTGTCTGGACTTTTTATAAATAATAGTTCATACTGTATTCAAGATGAAGACCACCAAATACATCACCAAGCTGATTGTCGCCAAGCCATTTACCTACACCACACTGTGCGGCAATACCACCGTGCGAGCTGGCAGGGTGCTGGAAACGCGAAAGAACGCCAACGCCACCTACTATCCGTGGCCACACACCATTGTGCTTGGACACGGTGATAACGAGGTCATTCCTGTGGAGAACCTGCGGGTCAAGTGGTTTGCAGAAACCAAGACCACTACCACCAAGAACGGCAAAAAGACCATCACTATCACCACCAAAGAAATCAAAGTATCGCCGCTGCGGGCTTGACTTATTATAAATAATAGTTCATAGTTTAACCAAGATGAAATTTGTTATCTTCAACATTGCCGCCAATTTGAAAACCTACAACAACACTTGGATTGTTGAAGCACCCAACACATCATATAAACTGTTGAACATTCAATTTGATGAATATGGCATCATACGTTCAATTGTTTTTTCTGTGAACAATGACATTGTTGCTTTTGAACGCAGCAATATTACTGGAAAATTTGGCAGCAATTTTGCATTGAGTGCTTGACATTTTATAATAAGTAAGTCAGTATTTATAACATGAAATCCAAGAAACTTACCAAGACATACTTTGAACTCTACACGATTGGTGCCACAAGTGGTTGGGGAGAATATGACGATGAAACCTTGGACACCACACTCAAAACACTCAAATCTGCTATAAAAGAAGCAAAAATTCTGGCCGAGGAAGGTCAAACTGTCAAGATCAAGCAGGTCAAAGAATTGCTGTTTATCAAAGCTGAAAAGGCTGCTTGACATTTATAAAAACTCTGACACTATCTATAACATGAACCTCGTTAATAACAAAGAAATCAAGTTCAAGAACGGTCTGGTTATTCCTGTTGGCACAAACCTAAATGTGATCTTCAAGGATGGTGGCACTGTTTGCGAACTGGCGGGTGGCAGTGCTGGCGGCGTTCCTGTGACCATGAAGCTGCGCTGCTCTAGTCTGCCACGCTACTTCACTAAGTTCAAGGCTCCTTCGCTCAAGACCATGGAAAAGTGGAGCAACGATGGTGTTGCCAAGTCAATGCTTGGTCAGGTAGTTGAGCCAGACGGCTATGACAGCGAAGGCAGTCCAAGTTGGATGCTGGTCGCGGGCATCATCTAAATAAAAAACATGAAAATCACCTACACTTACAGAGGCTGGTATGTATTTTACTGTAACAGCAAATATGTTGCACAACATGCAGATGCAACATCATATGAAGCAGACACACAAGAACAGTTGCTGAACACCATCGACGAGTTCATGAAATAAAACAAAAGGAGGAAATAACCTCCTTTTTTTATTGCAATTTATAATAAATGTGCTAGAGTATCTGAATGATGAACACCACTGCCTCGTTCGCCGCTCGTGTCGCCGCCTTTCACGCCGCCAATGCGGTCGCAGCCGCCAAGTACGCCGACTATCGCGTGTACCGCACAGAGGGCGACCGCCGTGTCCTCACGGGTAAGGTGTCGTTTCCCAACGACGTTCGCAATGCCAACTTCGGCGACGTATGCTTCTACGTCGCTGCCACCGACACCTTTCGTGACAGCACGGAGGTTGATGTGGCTGGCACCACGTTCTATGTTGAGCGGGTGGCGTGATCCACGCCACCCCCGCACGGGGGGCGGGGGGGACGGTGGCTTTAACCCCCCACCCCTCCCCCCTCTAGGTGGGGTGTTTGGTGCCTTCTAGGTGGGGTAAACCCCCACCCCCCACGGGGGTCCATATTCATTCTCTATTCGAGGTCAATTTTTCTTATATGCTTTTCATATATACAAAAAGCATATGTTGTGCATATATTTATCATATAGTTAAAATATCATATATCCTATACACACTTTTATGATATTATACTATAATTTTTGAATTTGGAATTTTTCCAATTTTTGTATATAGACTTTTTGTATATATCAGATTTTCATATATATCAAAAGTACCTTTTTCCATACCTACTTTTTCACATCATGCCCTTTGTTTTTTGAAAAAAACACGGGGTAATTTTTCATACCCAACTTTTTGTATATATGATATATCAATAAGAAATATAAGTTAAAATACGGGTTTATGGTTTTATCAAATTTAAGATTTCCGATATTTCGAGATCTGTATATTCTAGACACGATGGTCGTTCATTGATAAAGCATTCTAGTTGTTTATGATGTCCTGTGAATTTTTCAGTTACTCTATATAGCCCATATGGCAGCTTGTTGTTTTTAAGTGATTCAATAGACGCACAGCCTGTGCAATCTCTTTTGCAATCTGGTTCTTTTTTCATATATATCGTAGAATGGCTTTTGTGATATATGTCGATAACGTTTTCAAATGATATTCTTGATTGCAGCCATATCAAAGGTATTCTATATGCACATGCTAATTGAGTCAGTCCAGAGTCTGGACCTATAAGCACTTTTGGTTCTGATCTGAAAGCAGATATAACCGTGTTTATATTTTCGTCGGTGAAAGGATCTGTTATTATATGTTTTATGTTTCTTTGTTTGAAATCCAAAGTGTCGGCTGTTTCTTTTGACACCATATACATTGCTGTTGGACATTGTTCTACAAATTTCATTATTGTTTGTATAGGCAGCTTTCGCAAAGATTCTCTTGAGCCTTGATATATTAGAATATCGTTTGTTTTTTGATTTTTATTGTGCGGAGGTGTTCTTACTGAACAATCATAGTTCATGGTTTCTTCCAAAGTCATCAGCCCCATTTTTATCATATATTTTTTTGTTCTGCTGAGAAAATAGTCCGATTCGTGAGTATTGCTGGATATGTTTATTTCTCTGTCATGTAAGACATTTAGTTTTTTGATATACCCCAATTCCGGATGATTGATTAGAAAATTGGTGTCGTTGTCGTGGTGGTGTGTATAGAATGTTTCTTCATTTGGGTTGAATATCTGAAGTATGGCATCCAATGTTGCTTTTGATAGCTTTGCTTTTGCATCGCCATGATTGCATCCCGTTAATATTCTTTTTATGAAAGGATAATCACAAAACGCTTTTGCTGTGCGTGTTGGGATAAGCAATGTTATTTCATACTCTTTTGAAAGAAAATCAAACACGGGGGTGGCGAACATATTTTCGCCAAGATTTGGTCTTCCTATATAAAGTAATTTTTTCATTTCATATACTTTCCGTAAATTTCATAATCAATATGGTATCTTTTCTTTAATATATATTTTTCTTCATTTGTCAATGTCGGTTTAACTATATTTCCGCTTTTTTGCAGATGCAGGTCTGGCAAATATATGTTCGTGTGATCTTCTAGTATATTTTTTATTCTGTTCATTTCACTCATGTCAAATATATGAGTGTATATGCTGGTATCTTCTCCAATATATTGTGTCTGAGTTGTGAAGTGGATTTTTGCATCTTTATATTCTTCTTGTTCCAAAATATTGTCTATGTTTGATATAAAATCTGAGATAGATGTGTTGCTTCTTGGTTTTTGGTGAAATAATATTCTATTTGTATATGCGCTTACGAATCTTTCTATAGGATCTCTTAATATGCAAAATCTTATAGTTTGATTGTGAGTTGGATTTTCAATTTTTTTGATTTTGGCGCGAAGCTCCGGATATTCAATTTTTTTACGGCTTTCTATAAACCATTCGGGGTGTTCATTATATAAGTTCGGTTCTTTTAATAGTGCGCTCCATCCAAGCAATGTTCGTGTTCCGCACTTGGGAGTTTTATAATATGCAACCTCGTTATGGTATATGTCAAATACGTACATATAAAAATATTTGTATCTATATATATCATGCATTGTTTATGTTTATATGTACATAAATGTTTTGAGCATATACTTATTGATATATATGAAACCTAATATCTCTGAAATTGGAAAAATTGTAAAAGACATGACCAAAGATGTCACTTCTGCACCAAACTATAATGCAGCTGCTGCTGAAATTGTTAAACAAGGTATTGTTGACAAGACCAATGCTCGCATGGGTTATCAAACAATTTTGACCAAGCCACTTGCTAGAGTAACACCACCAAAGACTATATAATGTCAATAGTTTCGTATATTTATATACATAAAATATATGAACAAGCCTAGATTGCCATTTGATATAGAATTTTTGTTGGAAAGTATATTAGATGAATCTCCTGACAGAATTGATTTGTCGGGAGATTCAAGTCGTGCAAAAGAATCTGATGCAGCAAGACTAAACAGTCTTGGTGCAGCTGTGCCAAAAACTGGTGCAACATTCAAATATTTATCTGATGATGCTTATGCGTTTTTCTTTGATGTTGAAACTGGCATAATAATGTATTCTGAAAAAAACACTCATGGCAGCATGGAACAAATGTTGCAAACAGCTTCACACAAAGCCACCTTATATGCTGCCACGTTCAAAAACATGTATAATATCAAGCGTGATGTGTTTGGTAATATATCTGCATATTCATACGCAGAAAAAGATATGGACGGTGATGATGCCGCAACTGTGGGTTTTATTGGATTAAAGCAACAAGGTGATGATGTTGAAACAATCAGAAATTATTTACACAACAACAGAATACGTTTTCGTCAATTAGATATTAGAGGAAACGCGGATAGTTCAGCCACTGTTCCGGCTGGTAGAATTTGGGTCAAAAAAAATGCAATTAGTTTTTGGAACAGAAAAGATGAAATTGTAAATGAAAATTTTCAACTTGTTGAAAAGTTGATGAGTGCAATGAAACTTGATAAAACAAAGTTTGCTTATGAATTTATAGACACTCTAGGATTGTTTGCATATTCAGAACTTGTGGGCAATTCAAACAAAGAAAAATTGAGTCCTGAAGAAATAAAAAAACTATTGGCAGTTCAACATCTTGATTCAAAAGCAAAGAAAAAATTGGCTGGATCAACTTATAAAGCAGATCGCTTGAAAAAAGCTGCCAAAGGATTTGATTATGCTGCTAGAGCAGATGCTGCCATTCCTGCACTTGAAGGTCATATAAAACTAAAAGATTTGATAAATGAAGATCCTGACGAAGTGGTTGATATGACAGGTGCTACAATTTCCGACTGGACAGAAGCAGATGCTGTTGCTTTTATTATCACAGAAAAATGCAGCATATCATATGAAGGCGGAACACATCCTGACATCATGGATGCAATGGAAACTTTGTATAAATATTTACTGGACCGCCCCGATGCCGACGATGGAAATTTGCAAAGAAGACTTGAACGGCATGGCATGGCTACCGACAACATAGTTGCGTTCAGAGAACTGTTGACGCAACCAAGTACATTTCATGAATATTTAAAAAATGGTGGCATGCGCGGAAGCATAAATAAAAATATTAATATCAGAAACATACCAGGAACAATTTTTGGTCGTTTGTGGAACGAAAGTAAACTAATAAGTTTTTGGAATAATACACAAAAAGTTGTGAAAAATTGGAATTGGGTAAAGAACTATTTCAACAACATGCAAAAATTAACTGGCGACTTGAATGATTATGAAATTGATTGGTTGGAAAGAAGTCGCAATACATCAATGACGCCATTGACCAAAGCAAGTGATGTTGATGCCAACACCGGCAAGCCAGATGCAAATCAACAAGATTTTATTTCTACACTGTTTGGTGATGTGAAAAAAATCAAATCATTGTCACCAGAAGAAATTGAAAAATTAAATAAAAAGATTCATTTGTTGCCACCAGAAAAAAAGCGTGAAGCATTGTTGGCAATGGGATACAAAAATATAAAAGCAATTGAAATTGCAGATGCACTTGGCATGACTGTGGCAGAGTTTAATAACATCATGAATGTGAATGAAGGAGATATATAATTTATGGTAAGAACAATACCACTACATGGAAATCCAAATGGTCAAGTTTTTGGCACCATAGGATCATTGATAGAAATGTATGATGGATTAAAATATGTGAAAATATCCGGAGATTCTTCCAATGTTGGATGGCAAGCGTATAATGTTGCACCAACTCCCACGCCTACGCCCACGCCTACAACGACACCGACACCGACACCGACTGCAACGCCAACGCCGACACCAACGGCTACGCCAACGCCTACACCAACACCAACGACGGGTGGATCAACGCCAACGCCAACGCCAACAACATCAACGCTGTCAATAACATATCAAACTCCGGATAATCAAACAGTGAGTGTTGGTTATTCGGTAGCGGGTGCTACTGTTTACGCTCCGGCTGGAGGAGCGTACACGGTGACTTGGGTAGTTTGGAACGGTAATGGTAGCCACAGTCCTAGAACTGTTTCAACTACCAGCGGAACTCTAGCTGCTGGTGCGATCCAAGGTTTTGCCGGTCCATCTGCAATCGACGGTACTTTCACGGACAATGGTTCTGTCCACTATAACGACAGTGGAGGGGCGGGGTATTATAAATTTACAATAACCGTTGGTGCTGCTTCTATAAATACCGGATTTATTAGAGTAAATACGCAAACCGTGACACTGGTTGGCACAGAGGAATGCAACTGCGCGTGCAAGGATAGTGGGGGTAACGTAGTTGGAACTTGGACACAGGGTGATGAAATTTGCGAAGATGATTGCTGTAACTATGACTGCGATAATAACGGTGTCGGTTGTGTGGATGTGACTGGGGATATAAGTCAATGCTGTAAGCGTTGTTGCGGCGGTGTTGATGAATATGACAACTGTGATTCTGCTGGTACGGCGTGCGGACTGAAGTGTTACACCGATTGGTATTGCACCAGCGGAGAGCGTGTGTGTGACACATGTGATGTTTATGGCTATGGTAACGTGAACAATCCACAGTTTTAATAAAAATTATTTATGAACCCAGAAAATACAGACAACAAAGATTTCCCATCATTGTTTGTTCAGGCTGAAAATTTAGTAAAGCAAGCAATATCTAGCGGCACAGACGCTCTGAAAGGAAAGCCGTTGGTAGCATCCACAGAAAAAGCCAAAGCTAGATTGGACATATGTGCTGCATGTGAATTTTTTCATCAAGGTCGTTGCTTAAAGTGTGGATGTTTTATGAATAAAAAAGCTCACTTGGAGTCTGCCCAATGCCCAATAAACAAGTGGGGAGATTTGCAAAACCCATATTTACAGAAGTCAATCTCCGTGAACATTGAAGATTTTCCTTTGCAAGAAAGAGAAACTATTATTGATATAGCCAATCACGCAGCTATTGCGGGCAACACATTTTATCATAACAATATACCTTATAAGTCAAAGAAAAATGAAGATGGTGGTGTGAGTATATTTTTATACAACAATGAAATAAAGCGGCACACAGGAACCATTACTTCGGAGTTTACTGCCGAAGAATTGATAGAATTTAACCAACTGGTTCGAACATCAAAAAACACAGAAGATAAAGTGTTTTCTTTTAAAGGCTCAAATTATAAACTGACTGTTGATGGAAGTAAAATATCCATAAAGTATGCTTAATATATTAACTATTGATTATCGAGTCGTCTATATCATAATTTATGTCTAACACAATTGCATCACATGGAGCACCATCGGGCAGCGTATTTGGAAAACTCGGAGAAATTATTGGCACGGACGAAGGACTTGCTTATCTAAAACAAGAATTTGATTCTCGCAATATTGGATGGGGAGATCCGTATGTTTCAACCGCAACACCAACTCCAACACCAACTCCAACACCAACTCCAACACCCAGTGGAAACATGTTTCCGCCGTTTTCTTGCGATGAAATACAAGTCACTGGTTCAACAAAATGTTATGGTAATGAAGTAAAGTTGGTGTGGCGATTGGACTCGCAATCTGTTACAACATGCAGCCTGAGTTGGGACCGTTCCGCAACAGCACTTGATCCTGTGGTTTTTGGTGGAAATGTAATCGCAGCAACATTAACAAGTGGACAACAATCTTATACATTTAAATCAACTAAACCGGCTAACACATATATTATTTCATATATGCGCACAACAAATGTTCCAGATACTGTGAGAATGCAGGTGCGTACATCTTTTCCGTCGCGAGCCGTGAAAAAAGCACAATTATTTTCATATCGTTCTGGTTCATACACAACAAATTTGAAAGTTTTTAATGCTTTTGGATATTATCAATATCATACCAGAAATCTTACTACGGGTGGATCTGATAATATCAGTCAAATTATCAGTGGTTCCATAACTCAATTTTTAACGGGTTCTGGAGCATTTCCGTGTGTTGATTTGTTGGAAGTTGTGAGTTATAATGATGTTTTTTCATTTGATCCAGAAGATGTCGTGGATTGTGTCGCCGCACCAACACCAACGCCGACACCGACTCCCACGGCAACTCCTACGGCAACGCCAACGGCTACTCCAACGCCAACAGCAACAGCCACGCCAACACCAACGCCCACATCCACAACAGGTGGAGCAACGCCAACACCAACTCCCACAGCGGGTGGAGCAACGCCAACGCCCACACCAACAGCTACACCAACGCCAACAGCAACGCCAACTCCCACACCAACAGCAACGCCAACTCCCACGGCCACTCCGGTTCCAAGTCAAAGAATATGGATGGACTATGATTCTGCTGGCAGAGTATCTGCGTCGTGGGAGAATTCCGGTGGCGGCTTCGAGGTTGTGTCTTCATCCGGAACTCCATACACCACCGCTGTTGATGGAGTTTGTATTGTTCAAAATTCACTGTATCTTGTTTATGGAACAAATTTGAGAACTTCTGCATGCTCATTGACATCAGACCCAAGGCAAACTTCGTTTCAAATAGATGCAACTTGCAATCTTCTGGGTATATATAGTTTCAGTTATGTTGATCCATATGGACAATTGAGATATGCAAGCACCAACAGCGGGCCGATCAATGGAAAAGTGTATTCTATTGCATGTGGCACCAGCATAACAAGCCAGATTACTGGAACAGCGGTGGTATCATCTCGCCGTTGTTAATACTTTATAGTAAATAATGTACGACACAATCCTTTGATATAAAACATAGGATTTCTCTTTAAATATATACATTTTATTATGCATTTACAATGCATACCAGCATGCCTCATTCTATCAAAAAATGTGTATATGCTATTTTTCATGAGGGGTTATTATAAATAGTATATTTACGAAAAAGTATTTGACTTTTATTAAATGTGCAGCCAGTATATACAAGATGAATAAAACATCCAATACAACTAAACAAACTCGCGGCGTTGGTCGTCCCAAGAATAGTGTTTCTGTGGACACACAACAGCCTGTTAAGATGGTTGGGCTACCAGCTATGATTGAGCCCACAATTCATGACATCACAGACGAACTGTCTATGCTTGACAGTTATGCCTATTCTCAGTATAACGACTAAAAAACAAAAAGTATGCAAAATAACACAGTTGACAATCAAACTGAAACTGCAATGTATGCCATTTTTCGGAACGGCATCCGCGTAAGCGATTCGGAGTATGACTCCAAGCTAGATGCCCAAAGGGAATATGAGTATTGGGCGGGTATTATCAAGCGCAATCCAGATGGTAGCAAGCTTGATGTTCGTCAACTCAACTATCGTCGTTAATTTATGACTGGACTAAAGCAAAAAATCCTGCTGGCAACCTCCGAGGAAGAGGTAAAAAGTCTGCTGGCAGAAGGCAAAACATACGAGTTTTCTAGTCGCAAGACGCGCAACTCGTGGGTAAGTGCAGCACGCAGAAAGTCTGCTGGTGAAAAGTATGTTGCCACCAAGACCGAGAGACCCAAGAAAAAGGCTCGCCGTAGCCGATAAAATATGGGGGAGCATATGCTCCCCTTTTTTATTTATGAAAAAATTGAACAAGAAAGATTTTGGTTGGTTGTCAATGCAACTTTTGCGCGTCAATCCATTGTTTGATGGTATGTGGCAAACATTTGAACCTATGGTATTTAACGAAGATGCTGAAAGTGTTGAGTTAGAAATACACAACAATAATTTTAGAATTGTTGCCAATCCAAATTTTTGGAAGAAATGCGATGATACAAAAAAAGTATTTATTATCTGCCATGAAATGTGTCATGTTATGTTTGCACACTGGATTATAAATCCAAAACATGATAGAGAATGGTCAAACATTGCACAAGATATTGTGGTGAATGAATATCTGTCAACTATGTTTGATACAGAAAAAATTGGAGACGATTTTGTAACTATAAAAAGCGTGTTTAAACATAAATCCGCCATCATTGAACGCAGAATGGATTATACTTATTATTATGACATTTTGATGAAGTGTATATAATTATAATATATGATAGTTGAAATATCAGAATCAGAATTAAATACCAGAAAGAGTAATGGCGCGGTTTATATTTGTCGTTCGTGCAAAGATAATCGTAATAAAATTATGATGCTTGCGTTTGACCCAGTTGGAAACAATGGAGTTTATTATCAGTTTTGTAAAGAATGTATGCAACTCATGGGAACGTGCATACCATGCAATGCTAAGAAGAAACTGATATAGGTTGCCACCTTGGTGGGTGGTCGGGACATTTTGCACTGGGTATATAAAGCTTCATAACACTACATCCACACAGTTTGCATTTTCCGGTATTATTGTAACCAGCGTTGTCCCAGTTTGGGCAACTTAAACATATAGTTTTGCGTACTTGAAACTGTTCATCTGTGACTTTGGAGAATTTATCTTGTGTTACCCAATCAGTTACAGCAGTTCCTAAACTTCTTGCTTTATCAACTAAATTAGGTTCTTTTCTATTTTCCATGATACTTATATGTAGTGCTGAATCCAATTAAAAAAATCAATATTCCGAAAGAATTTACACTACTTGGACACAAATATACCGTTGTTATAAAAAAAGATTTGTTTGAAACCGAGGATTGTTATGGAAACGCGGACGAAGATTTGAAGTTGATTCAAATTCAAGATTTGGGAGAAGTAACAAAACGATATAAAGAAGACGGCAAAATGGTGGAACGAAAGTTAATCATTACAGAAGAAACAATGATAGAAACATTCTTTCACGAAGTTGTACATATTATATTAGATTCTACAGGAGAACTAAAACTTTCTCAGAACGAAAAATTTGTGAATATGATGGGTAAAGCATGGCTAGAGATATATTTATCTTCAGTATATGAAAAAGACTCCGCGTAAGAAGAAGTCTGATAAAGTTTTAAATTCCAAATATGAAGTTGTTGAACTTCCCCGCGACAATTCTGATATGGAAAAGTATGTGCAGGAAAACAGAAAAGAAATAAACAACAAGATTGTAAATACAATAGAGTATGCAATAGCCAACAAACTTGGCGGAATAGAATTATTCTGTTTTAAAAATTCAAGTTTTGTGGTGGTCTTGCAAAGAAAAGATTTCAAGGAAAGTTTAGAAACTGTCTTTGAGTTCAGTATGGACCATCAACAGTTTCAAATTTGTGCAAGAATTAAAAAAATTATAAGTAAATTGGATAAATTGAGTACTATATTCACATACAAAAAAATAAAAAAATAATATGTCAAAACAAAAACGACTGAACAACAACAAGAAAAAAAATAATGCACCAAGCCAAACATTATCTTTGTCTCAACAACCCACAAAAGATAAAAGTCCAGTTGTTCATCAAAGAAATAAAATAGATCATTATTTGACCATATTGCACAGAGAACTGACTCCAAAACAAAAATTGTTTATGGAATTGGCAATGGATCGCAAAGTAAAACTGTTGTTGATATCCGGTCCAGCAGGTTCTACAAAAACATATTTGTCTGTACTAGCATCATTGATGCTCATGAATGAGAAAAAAGTTAGCGACATACTTTATGTAAGAAGTATTGTTGAAAGTGCAGATGTTAAGATGGGTACATTGCCCGGTGAAGCCGACGACAAATTATCTCCATTTAAACGACCATTGATAGACAAAATGGATGAACTTTTGCCAAAAGAAGATATTCAATATTTGATCAAAGAAAACAGAGTAGAAGGATTGCCAATTGGATATTTGAGGGGATTAAACTGGAATGCAAAAGCTGTGGTGGGAGATGAGTTACAGAATTGCACCAGAAAAGAATTGATCACCATGATGACAAGAACTGGAGAATTTTGTAAAGTATTTATGTGCGGAGATCCACAACAATCTGACATTGGAACAAGATCTGGTTTTGGAGATATATTCAACTTGTTTAATGATGATGACAGCAAAGAAAATGGCATATATACATTTGAATTCACAGATGATGACATTCTTCGCAGTGCATTGACCAAGTTTATTGTAAAAAAGATAAAGAGACTTGGGTAATATAAAAAGTTCTTGTTATAAAAGGGGCAGATTGATATATATTTTTCAATTGGATTGATATTTATAATGAAAAGATACTATGTCTAATCAGAAAACATCTCAACTTCGCAGAGTAAGTGGTAGCCAGCTTGTTTATGGCGATTTGATTCCGTTGATTGATGTTTCTGAAAACACATCTCCGACCGGAGAAACCAAAGCAATTTCCGCTGGTGATTTGGCTGCATATGTTGTATCTGGCGGATTCTTGGAAGTATTCACGCCAATGCATGGCTATCAATCCGCCAATGGACTTGTGTTTGATCAATATGTTGCACCAGCGTCAGATTTGAATTTGCGTTGTTATGGAGAATTTCCAGAAGTTGGAACAGAATTTAGTTTGATGGTTCGTGCATTTATTCCGTCGTCCATGTACCCCGATCCACCAGTATCTCGTGCAATTTTTGGTATAGGAGAATCTCAAGAAACACTTGTGTCCGGTAGTCTAGCTGTGTCTGCTAGTCAAGCCGCATATATTGGAATGGAAAATAATGATTTGATTGGTTATACATACGACGGAATTACTGAGAAAAGAATTGAAGTACCCGATTTTATGTGTGATTACGAAGACAAAGTTTTTGAAGCAGTTTTAACCAGAAATTCTTCTGGTACTTTGAAGTTGTATTTGAACAGCACATGGATTGGAACATTGAGTGGTTCTGCAACACCAATTTCATCATCATATGTGGTTATGGGCAATGGACATTCTACTGCATTCAATATTGATTGTATTGTATATGAAGCGCATGTATTCAATACAGAATTGACCGCCAACAAAGTTAAAAGCATTTTTTATAGTGGCGTAAATAATTCAGATACAACATTGATTGCTTCTTATACTTCGCCAAATTTAAATCCAGGACCAACTCAATGGTTGGATTCAAAAGGAACAAATCATATTTTATTACCAGTGTCTGGTGCAAGAGCAAGCAATCCAGATAAAGAATTTAGTTTGAGATTCAAGAGTGATGGAACATCCAGTTATCTTGGTAATGGAAACAAAAGAGATATTCTTCCAGATAATTATATTTTGACAGATGCATTTGTTTATTCAACTGGTTCTCCATTGTTGTCAATTGGATCAACATCATCTGTTGCACCAGTTGGAGCAAGTGGAATACATTCATGGAACAATAACAGAGTTCCATTAACCAATGCAATTTACAGCAGAAACAATCTGCAATTATTGGAATTGGGTGTAGCACATACAGATAAATCAATTTATGTGTTTTATAGTTCAAGTGCAGCACCATGTACATTTAGTTTTGAAGGATATATTTCTGACTATGGTCCATCAACATATTCACCGCCAGCACCTGTGATCATAAGTGGTTTGTATCAAACTGCAACAAATACTATACCATATAGTTATCAAATTTTGGCTACAAATTATCCATTGATTTATAGTGCATCCAATTTACCAACTGGTCTTTCATTGAACAATTATACCGGTTTAATTTCTGGTACTCCAGCTGCCGTTGCAAATACATACTATGTTCAGCTATTTGCTGCAAACTATGATGCAACCGGAAGTGCGTTTATGACCATGTCGTTGGCACCTGCGCCAACGCCGACGCCTACACCGACGCCTACAGCAACGCCGACGCCGACGCCTACAGCAACACCGACGGCAACACCGACGCCTACACCAACGGCAACCAGCGTTGGACCAACAGCAACACCGACACCAACGCCAACGGCAACCAGCGTTGGACCAACAGCAACACCGATGCCAATTCCGACGGCAACCAGCGTTGGACCAACAGCAACACCGATGCCAATTCCGACGGCAACGCCAATTCCTACCCCAACGGCTACATCACTGACACCATTCGTAGATGTTGGATTTATAATAGAACCCTCTCCTGGTAGATTTGACGTGCATTCTTCGGCATATGCATACTCACAAACATTTATTTCACATACAATACAATTGAAGTCTGCCGCATCGGAAGCCGGTCTTGCCGGTGCGGGATATGTTACAATTGGAACAAATGGCGCTCCTCCGAGTAATGTAGGCGCAAACAGCGATTACTTGCTTGTTATAAATGCTCAATCTGGAATAGGAGCAACTCCGCCGTATTATATCAGAGCCAGAGCAAGCGTTACAACTAATACTGGAACTTATCTAAGTGCAGAACAAACTTACAATTTTGGGACCGGTGCACCAACGCCGACACCGACACCGACGCCGACGCCGACCCCAACGGCAACACCGCAACCAACACCAACGCCAACGGCAACACCGCAGCCGACACCAACGCCAACGGCAACTGAACCAGCGCCAACGCCAACGGCAACTGAACCAGCGCCAACGCCAACGGCAACTGAACCAGCGCCAACGCCAACGGCAACTGAACCAGCGCCAACGCCAACTGAACCAGAACCAACGCCAACTGAACCAGAACCAACGCCAACTGAACCAGAACCAACGCCAACAGCAATACCGTGTCACGAACAAACTTGGGTTTGGTCGCAAACAAAGGTGTATGACAACAGCGACCCGGAGAATCCTGTATACTCGTATAGTAATTATAGTATCAATACTGGAGTATATACTAGGTGCGACGGAGCATCCGAAAGTTATGTTGTCGGACCCGTTGTTGGTACTGAAGACGATGCGAGTTATTTGGCACCGGGCGGAGCAAATGCCCACACCGCATGTGTGCGGGGCGCTGGCTCGCCATCTTGCGTAGGATAATTATGAAAACACTGGAACATACATCCGAAGTGATTAGACCGGCTTTAATATCGCTATCAACTAAAAATACAAAAATGGACCTTATCAGAGATGGTATTCGATATAAAATATGCGGAGGCTTATGTACAGGAATTTCCGAAATACGCCTACTAACTTCCGTTAAATCACCATATCTGATTATCTGCGACACGGATATTATAGAATATTATTAAACAATTGCCAATGGGAAAAATTGTTTAATATTTTTTATAACTTGTATATATACAAGTAAAGGTTATAAATGTTATATGCTCAAAGATAAAATATTCATTCAAATTGCATCATATCGCGATCCGCAACTTGTCGCAACAATAAAAGACTGCATAGCAAATGCAAAACATCCAGAAAATTTAGTATTTTGCATTGCATGGCAACATGCTCCCGAAGAAAATATTGATGAAATAAAGTCTTTGTCAAATGTAAAAATAATTGACATTGATTACAAACAAAGTAAGGGAGCTTGTTGGGCAAGAAATCAAATTCAACAAAGATACAATGATGAAGAATATACTCTACAGCTTGATTCACATCACAGGTTTGTAAAAGATTGGGACGAGTTGGTTATTGGAATGTATAAACAACTACAAGAAAGGGGATATGCCAAGCCATTATTAACTTCGTATATTCCATCATTTGATCCAGACAATGATCCGGCTGGTAGAACACAAGTTCCATGGAGAATGGATTTTGATAGATTCATACCAGAAGGTGCAGTATTTTTTCTTCCTGCTTCTATTCCGGATTGGAAAAACAAAACAGAACCAGTGCCATCCAGATTTTATTCTGCACACTTTGCTTTTACAACTGGTCAATTTTGCAAAGAAGTACAACACGATCCAGAATATTATTTTCACGGAGAAGAAATTAGTATAGCAGTTCGTGCATACACACATGGATATGATTTGTTTCATCCACATAAAATTGTTGTGTGGCATGAATATACACGCAAAGGAAGAACCAAACATTGGGACGATCATTCTGGTGCAAAAAGAGAAGAAATTGTTGATAAAAAAGATTGGGGTCAACGAAATTCCGAGTGTCATAAAAGAAATAGAGTATTATTTTCCATGGATGGTGAAAATCATAACACAATTGATTGGGGAATATACGGATTTGGCAAAGCAAGAACTTTAAGAGACTATGAAAAATATGCAGGATTGCATTTTGGAAAACGGGCTGTGCAACAAGAAACATTGGACAAAAAATATCCGCCCAACGATTTTCAAAAATATAACACTGATGAAGAGTGGGAAAAATCATTCACGAGTGTATTTAAGCATTGTATAGATATTCAAACATCACAAGTTCCTTTGGATGATTATGATTTTTGGTGCGTAGCATTTGAAAAAAACGAAGAAACGATATATCGCAAAGATTGCGATGAAAATGAAGTCAAACAACTAAAAAATGCTGGCGAAAATTCTTACATCAAGATTTGGCGAGAATTTGATTGTGAAAAAAAACCAGATAAATGGGTTGTATGGCCATATAGTAAGTCGAAAGGTTGGTGCGATAAAATAACGGGAAAATTGTAACTTATGAAATTGGTGGTGGTTATATGTCATTTCAAAGAGAACTTAGATTGGGTGAAAGATATCAAACACCCACATCTTGTGTATAACAAGAATCCTAAACAAAATGACAAATTTGAGTTCAATATGCCAAATGAAGGATATGATACAGGAGCATATTTGAATTACATAATAAACAATTATAACAATCTTCCAAATTTTGTATGTTTTTCTCAAGACAATCCGTTTGCTCATTGCAGCAATTTTTTGGATTTGGTCAATGGTTTTGATTTTGAAACTGAGTTTTTGCCTTTAGGAACCACATATATCAGAGACAATGATCAAATACTATCGTCTACAATAAAATATGCAGAAGAAAATGGAATACAATATACTATTCCAATAAAATTTACAAGTGGATGTCAATACATAGTGTCAAAAACTATGATATTGAAAAACCCGTGTGAATTTTATGAAAAAATTTTGAAAACCGTAATGTTGGGAAAGGTTATAACTCATGTAAATTATACATTGGAATATCTGTTTCCAACAATATTTCACTTTAACTCCGATTTAAAAACTACATACAAATGAAGACTTCTTTGATAGGACTATCAAACAACGTAACAAATAACATTGAAAAAATAAAACTTTGGTCAAACAGTTTTAGGAAATACTGTGATGGTGACGTTGTTCTTTTGTGTGCAAATTCAACCACACAAGACTTGAAATCTTGTGAAAATTTGGGAATAAAGCCCGTTGAGGTTGTTGTAAAAGATACTTGGTTTATAAACCATGAAAGACTGAAGCACACCGCTGATTATTTGACATCGTCTAATACCGATTTGTTTATTGCAACCGATGTATTTGATGTAGTGTTTCAGGGAAATCCATTTGATAATCTTGATACTTCTAATTATGATCTGTTTGTTAGCGGAGAAGGAGTGAATGTTGGAGAAGAACCGTGGAACTCCGACAACATCAACAAGATTTTTCCGGAGAGTTTCCAAGAATGCAAAAAAACGGAAGTAATAAACTCCGGTATCATTGCAGGAAAAAGAGAGGCATTGTGTAACCTTCTGTCAAGAATGTATCAACTGTGTGAAACTGGTTCCAGTGCGCATAACATCAAAGACCAAGCTGCCCTCATTGTGATGGTGACAAAGAATCAAATAGACAACTTGAAAATTTTCAATTTGGACGACGGCTGGGCAATGCACTGCGCAGTTTCGGGTCCAACTCAATTCTTTGAATCTTGGGGATTTAAACACAAAATAAAATATGGAATTCCGGAAATGATGGACGGTTATGTGGTAAACAAGTTCGGAAAAAAGTATGATATGGTTCATCAATTCAACAGAGTACCAGAATGGCACGAGATTATAAAGAAAGTAAACAACCTATGAATGATACTGCCGTAGTGCTTTGCACATACCCAAAGACTTTTTCGGGAGACTGGTACAATAATATCTTTACATTTCGTGATCAAAAATTTCCCATTTTTGAATTGGCGTTTGATAACCAGACTGCAATGACTTCCGATGAAGTAAGTGCAAAATACCAAGGAATTCCTGTCACACTCTTTGATGATGCATTTTTTGCAGAGCACAATTTCAACAGACCTATCAGCCATATGCATAGATGGGGTAATCACCAAAATCCAAAATATTTTTATGCACATTTTAGAATGCTTGCATATTATATAAAAAATCCAAACTATAAATACTATTGGTTTTTTGATGACGATGTGAGTTTTGATGGAAACCTAAAACAGATTCTTGGTGACTATGAAGCATACGATGATGATTTTACTGCAATACAAGTATTCCAAAAAGAACAGTATATTGGATTTGATAGAATAAGTGTTTCCAACAATAGAATGGGCTCTGCTGGCAATTGGTTGGGATTTGCACCGGGTCCCGGTGATAATTACAAATCAACAGATAAGCATATGGGATCTTTCTTTCCAATCGTAAGATATTCAAATAAATCCTTGGCATATTTGCTTGAATTAAATAAGCAGGGATTCTTTGGATACTCGGAAGGATTTGTTCCTACTTCGCTGGCAAGTGCTGGGTTTAGCGTATCCAGTATGCTATCGGAACACGATAAATATTTTATAAAAACAAACGCAAATTGTATTTTAAAACATAAACGAGCATTATTTACTTGGTCATGGATATAACATTTTGTACATTTTATTTTGATATAGACAGAAAAAATTGGGACGCTTTTACTGTGTCTAATGAAATGTATATGCACTGGTTTGATAATTTACTATCGCTTGATATAAATTTATACATCCTGACCGAGAGAAAATTTGTTGATAGGATACTGAAAACGAGAGTAAAAATAGACCCAGATCTCAGCAAAACCATAATAAAAGAGACGACAATAGATCAATTACCATCATATAAAATGTTTAATGATAAATTGGAAAAATTGATGTACTCCGACGAATTCCAAATGGCGGTACATCATAAGCACGTTCCCGAGATGACAAAACCTTTGTATAATGTGCTGATGTTCAATAAGGTAAATTATTTACAACAAGTGTCAGAAATAAATCCATTCAACACCGAATATTTTGGTTGGGTTGACGCCGGTTTTATCCGAGGAGCAAATGAAATTGAGAATATTAAGAAATGGCCAGACCCATGTAAATTGATGCTTCGCAATGACAAAATAAAATTCTTTTGTATAAATGACAATATAAAAAATCACACGATAGATATAAAGCTACATGTTATGTCTCAAATGAGATTGTTGAAAGGAACCATATTCTTTTTGCACGGAGATTTGATTTCTCCATTGCAAGAAGAATTTTGCCGACAGGTTAAATATGTTCTGGACCAAGGGTATGTTGGTAGTGACGAGAAAATTTTCGATTTGTGTTGTCTCAACAAACCCGATTGGTTTGATTTATACAAATGCAATTGGAGAGAAGAATTGAAACTTTTTTCATATGAATATAATAAACCACCAGAACCAGTTTTAAAAACCGAAAGTAAAACAGAATATACCGTGGAAGTTGAATGGACCGAATGTGATATAGAATTGTGCAACGATTTTAAATTTTTGTTTTTTTGTATAGAGGATGATAAGCACGAATCTATATACAGAGAAGATTTACAAGTAGATTCGCTGGAAACATACGAAAAATTTAAAAATTATAAAAAAACATATAAGATTGTATCCGATAGAAAACCCACAAACTTTGTTATATGGCCGGTATCAAAATCAAAAGGCTTTTTGAAATATGTAAACAAGCCGGTTCTTTTATTGTGATTGAGGCAATCTCCTGATACATGTAGTCTCATGTGTGTGACAAAATGATACACATAAAATATGTATTTTTTATTTCTTACTAGGTAAACGGTGTGACACAATATTTGGCACGAAACATGATAATGTGTATATGTCGGTGTTCATAATGAAGCCGATATAAATAAAGGATACAATAAATATGTCACTAACTAAATACACACGGGATGAGTTTCTCACCCCTTTTGATAGATTGTTTGATGAAGTTTTCAATAACTTCGGAGTAACACCATATATAGGTTCATATACAAAAACCAGTTTTCCAAAAGTGGATGTTGTTGAATATATAGATAAACTTGTACTAGAAGCAGATGTTGCTGGACTAGACAAAGAAGATGTGAGTGTTGAACTAGAAGGCGATACTCTAACCATTCGTGGTGGAAAGAAGCCAGCATCAACTGAAACAGACAATAATGCTCGTTATGTTTATAGAGAAATAAAGCGTTCAAGTTTTGTTCGTTCTTTTGCTGTTGGTGAAGGCATTGATAAAAGTAAAATAAAGGTTGATTATCAAAATGGAGCAATCAAGATTATATTGCCCAGAATTAAAATTGAAGAACAAAAGCCACAAAAAGTCAAATTGCTATAAGATAAGTGTTGACAATTGATATATCTTCATACAATATATCAGTGTTAAAGGTTATATAAAGTTCCAGTTCTTATGATAATTGGATGGTGGAGGGTGATATTGAGTTCAATCGCCCCCAATTCAGCCTCACAGAAATGTGAGGCTGTTTTTATATATAACTTTATAATAAGTCATCGCAATGGTCAGTAATGTTGATATTTATATGTTCAGATAAATTATATATACAACATGAGATTTTTAGCATATTTAGTATTATTGAGTGCAATTGTTATATCTGCGTGCGGTGCTTATTTTAGCATCGTTGGTTTGAAACTGCTGTTTGTTGGTGGCGGCATATCCATTATAATAATGGGAAGTGCTCTTGAAATTGGTAAACTTATTACTGCCACATTTCTCAAACAAAAATGGAACGACATAGGGTTGTGGATGAAAACATACATGACATTGGCTACATTTTTTCTTATGTTTATAACATCAATTGGTATATATGGATATTTGAGTGCGGGATATACTACCACATCCATTGCTGTACAAGGCTATGAACGTCAAATAGAAGCAAATATAACCAATATCAATGAAATGGATAAAGAGATAGCATCATTGAAGACATCAACTTATAATGAAGCAGAAATACGATCTATTGAAGACAACAGAAAGAAAATAATTGAACAGCGTACTTTGCTTATAAATCAAAAGAGTCAGCAAACAGAAACTATAAGAAAATCAACTGACACAAACAAAGATGCTTCATCTGATATAATGTCTGCAAAACAAGCATTGGAACTTTCCAAAGCATCTACAGATTCTGATATTGGCAGAGAACTTGAACAAATAAAACTGTATAATTCACGACTTGAGATATTGGACAAAGAAGTACAAAAATGGATAGATCAAGGAAGTGGAAACATTTTCAAAAAAGGTGGTTTGGACAAAGCACGAGAAATCAAACAATCACAACAAAAAGAACGTGATGACATTGATACTCAAATAAAATCTTCACAAGACAGAATAGAAAAACTTCGTCAGCAATATGCTGGTCAAGTAAAAGAATATAATGATCGTGTGGTAGCAATTGAATCTCGCAGCAAATCTCAAAGAAGTGAAATAGATACAAATATAAAGAATGTTGAAAAAGAAAGTGCTGAAATTGCTGCGTCTATAATAGCATACAACAAAGAAACAGATGAAAAGATTGCTACATTAAACACCAAAAAAGGTGAAATGACTGAACAAAGTAAACAAAAGATATCTGAATATCAAAATAATATACAAGCGTTGCGAGCACAAAATACCGAAACACAAGAAAAGATTGTTCATACAGATGTTGGTACATTCAAATTTATTGCTAAAAGTCTAAACATTCCATTGGACGATGCAGTTAATTATTTTATTTGGACCATTATTGCTGTGTTTGATCCATTGGCAATATGTTTAATTTTGGCGTTTAATACACTGATTAAAAAAGATGAAAAATCTGAAAATAAACAACAACCAAAGATTGTGACAGAGCCAGAACCGACATCAACATCCACGCCGACAACTGCACCAACGTCCACACCAGAACCAACATCCACGCCGACGCCGACAACTGCACCAACATCCACACCAGAACCAACACCAACGCCCGACGCAGTTGCAGAAGATGTTTTGGTCAATGAATCTGTTGTGGTTGATGTTGTTGTATCACCAGAATCAATTTCGCCAGACGGCACGCTCAGAACATCGCTGCCACCGGCACCAATCAATCCACATGGCATATCAAGTGGCAAAGTTAAAATGCACAAAGAATAATTCTTTACATTTTGTTTATTATATATTGACAATATAAACATTTAGCATATATATGTGAATTGTATATACGACCATTCACAAAATATGAGTTACAAAATTGTCAAAAATAAAGATATTCTACACAAGAAAACCGAACCAGTATCAACAATACAAGAAGGCGAAGAAATAGCCAAAAAATTGATAGAGGCTTTGGATACACTTTCACATGGTATTGGTCTTTCTGCCATACAAATAGGAATACCCAAGGCGGTATCAATTGTAAGAGTTCGTAAAGATAATCCGCCTATTATTCTAATGAACCCAACAATTGTTGAGGCAAGTAAAGAAAAACTCATATTCACCGAAGGTTGTTTGAGTTTGCCCGGCAAGCTTACCAACACAGTTCGTTCATTGAAGGTCACGGTGTCCACTCTCAATCACGCCAATCCTCTTTCATTTGGACCAGATACAGACCCCATCACCCAAGAATCTGTGGGCAAGGATTTGGGCTTGCTAGAAAGTATATGTATTCAGCATGAAACAGATCATACCAACGGAGTGTTGATGATTGATGAAGGCATTCGTTTTGTTCCAACGGTCGAGAAAAAAGTGAAACATGGAAGAAATGACAAAGTTATGGTGGAAAAATCCGGAGAAACTCAATATATAAAATACAAGAAGGCTTTGGAACTCGTGGAGCAAGGCTGGAAAATTCTATAATATGAACATAAACATTGATAACCTTGAAGAAATAAAAGAACTGCTTGAACATGCACTTGAACGACACAGTTGGCCAGCCGTCGAAGATGCTCTAACAATACTAAAAGAAGAACTTGGTTATGAAGCCGAGGAACTTGAAGAAGACGAGGAATAATTTATGTGGATAACAATATTAATGGTTTTGTTTTTCATCTCAACATGTGCGTTGGGATATGCATGCTACAACATGCTAAAAAAGATTGAAGTACATGAAGAATGGATTGATCAATATCGTTCCGAAATAAACAATGTGTATAAACGCTTAAAAATGGTCGATGACAAAAATTTGTTTGAAAAAGACGATGATGTTGGATTTGTTTTTTCAGAAATATTACGTGTGACAGAAGAGTTCAATGAAAGCATCAAATAAAAATGAATAAACTTAAAAAAATCGGCAAATCTAAAAAGATTGCAAAAAAATCTAAGCCAACAAAAAAAGTTGTCAAAACTCAAAAGCCTAAAAATAAAATCAAGAAACAAACTGTGCATACTGAGGAGTTTCATGTAAATGAAAAGATTTCTCGCCCACGTGGTAGACCAAAAGGAAAAAAGAATAAAAAAGAGGCAGTTGAAGGAGTTGAAAAAAAGGTCTCAAATGTATACTTTACTCCAGACACAGAATCGGCAATTGTTGCTTATAATGAAACCGAAGATCCAAAGGAAAAGGATAAAATATACAACGAAAAGATACAAGGTGCTTTTGGTAAAATAGCCGAAAATATTTATAATACATTCAAGTTTAGTTATGCTGATGTAAGTCCACTTGATATTCAGAAACAAGCCATTTCACATATGGTTGCAAACATGAGCAAATATGAAAAAGGAAAAGGCAAAGCATTCAGTTATTTTAGTATTGTAGCCAAACATTGGTTTATTTTGGACAATAATACAACATATCGTCGTTTCAAGAAACACGTTGAGATTTGTGAACAAACCGGAGACTCTGGTGAGTTTGTGGTTCAACCAGAACACGAAAAACAAGAAAGTGAAGCACGTGAATTTATCAAACTCATGGTCGAATATTGGGACCAAAATGTGGGCAAGTATTTTACCAAAGATCGTGATTTGAAGATTGCAAATGCAGTTGTTGAAATATTCAGAAATGCTGATCGTATTGATATATTCAATAAAAAAGCATTGTATCTATATATACGAGAAATCGCAGACTGCCAAACTCAACACATTACAAAAGTTATAAATAAGCTCATGGAGCCACAGCGTAAAATACGAGAGGAATATTATAACACCGGAAAAATAACTGGTATTGATGCTTGACAACCAACGTTAAAATACTCACTCAATAACTATTTATAGGCATGGAAACGTATGAATTTGAGATTTACAAGGGAAAAAGTTTTGCTTCTTTGTGTAAAGATATTATAAATAACTCGGAACAAAAGAAAGATCAGTTGGACATATTGATTACCGACCTAAAAGACATGATCAAGACTGTAAATGACGCTGTTACAATCGTTCCGTTGCTCAAGGAATATTTTGATGTGTCTGTGCGCAATGATGAGCAACTAATCAAACTTGCCGCAATTATTCAACGATTGATGTCTGGTAAGGTTGGACCGGACGGCGAAGGTGGTGGTACAATATTGACAGAAGAAGAAAAAAAGCAACTCATGTCGGCTATAGAAGAAACCGCCAAAACAATGAAGTCTCCAGAAAAATCAAAAGCAGAACCTAAATAATGTCATACACAGAAACAGAACGCAGAAGTGACCTCAACATAAAGCAAGATGACATGCTTGCTTCAAAAAGGTTCGTTATTGAACGCAAACCTGATACAAGTTATTTCTTTGAATTGGAAGAAGCGGTGGTGCTGGATATTATATTGGACGATAAACATCCCGCATTTACAGATGAATTGGATGCTAACGATTTTCCACCGAACATAGATGGCAGTGAACCGGTTGCTGGAACAAATGATTATGGTCAAGTTGGTGCAATAAAATTTAGATTCTTGAACAGTGAAAGAGGTAAAGATAAAGAACAACTTGGTTGGGCATATCCAATTGAAAATACTGGTATAACCGAGTGGCCGTTGATGAATGAAATGGTGATTGTTGGTAGATATATGGAAAGCTATTTTTATTCTCGTAAATTAAACTTCAAATCGGTTGTAAATAGCAATGCCAGTTTTATAACTGAGCGCGTTTCTGGTTGGGTAGATCAAAATACAGATGAATACAACAACGGAGAACCATACACTGGACCAAAATCGACATTGAATTTTTCTGGTGGAGAAAATTATACAGGAGTATTGGGAAACTATTTTAAATTCAATCCAAAGATTCGTGCTCTAAAAAGATATGAAGGAGATACTATATTAGAATCAAGATTTGGATCTTCTATAAGATTTGGAGCATATGATGACAACAGAAACAATGACAATGGTATAGAAGGGGAATATGAAGATGGCGGTGGAAATCCAAAGATTCTACTGCGTAATCGTCAGGCACCAATAAAAAATCCAGAAGGTTTCACATCAAAAGGATATACCGAAGAAGATATAAATAAAGATGGATCGTCTGTTCATATAACTTCCGGAAAAACTGTTTCAAAATTTAAAACGACATGTCAGAAAATTATGTTTTCAAAGTCGATTAAACAAGAACAACCAAAGTTTTCTCCGGACGGATCAACCGACTTTGATTATCCAAAACAAGATGGCGAACAAATTGTAATCAACAGCGATAGATTAATTTTCTCGTCCAAAGCAAATGAGACTATACACTTTTCAAAGAAAAGATATGCGATTGTAACGGACGATGAGTATACAGTCGATTCTAATAAGCAAATAGTTTTAACGACAAATGAAAAAACTGTATTGAATTCTCCTTTTATATTTCTCGGAGAATTTGAACAAGCTGCCGAACCCGTGTTACTTGGTAGAACCACAACTGCATGGGATATGGCTTTGTGCGATTGGATATTACTACAAACAGAGTGGATGATTGAACTGTGTGAAGAGTGGTTGGCAAAACATGTGCATGATTTAGATTCTCGCAAAGACGTTCAAGTTGCGCCAAAAAGTGAATGGGTATCAAAATTAAATAGGCATATTTCAGATTTAAAAAAATTGAGAGAAAAGTTGATAGAGCTGCGTGATAGAGCACCGAAGAATATGAGCAATCGAGTATTCACAGTTGGAGGTGGTGGTGCACCGGGTCAAAAAGGTGGAGAATTGGTTCCAGATTCTGCGAGTGATGTCAATCAATCCAGTGAAGAAAATAAAGAAATGGGCAAATCAAAAATTGCTCCTGTAGATATAACCAAGAAAAAATACAAAATAGAATTGATTTATTCTGGTGGTGGAGAAAAATCGCCACTAAATCCGTAATATGCCAGAAATTCCATCGTTCAAGTCCCCGACCGTTCCAACCCTTCCCAATTTGTCGTTGAGTGGAGCCGCCGGTGCAACATTGCCATCAACAACCGCGTTGTCTTCAATTGGAACGAATGTACCTTCAATACCATCGGTTGGTGGTATTGGACAATCATTAACAAGCAATATTCCAGACGCCGGTGCATTAAAGTCTGCGGTACCAACTTTCTCGTCACCATCGTTACCAACAGATTTGGCGTCGAGCACTCAAACACAATTGGCAGCAAAAATTCCAAAGTTTGATTCTAAAATTGATTTACCAGAAGTTGAAACTGGGAAGTTGGGGTTATTGTCATCGCCAACCGATCTTGGTGCATTTAAAGAAAAAACAATGAGTTCCTTGAGTTCAATGGTTCCACCGTTTACACCGGGTGTAAAAATAAGTGCACTAAATGATTTGGCTGATAAAAAATCTGCATTGATGAGTAGCTTAAAAAGTGCGGCGGGGGGAGCACTGGGTGCTGCGGCTGGGGGAGCATTGGGTGCTGCTGCGGGTGTGGCATTGAGTGGAGGAAATTTAAAAAATATTGCCAAATCTGCCTTGGGCGGCGCGGTTGGTGGTGCCGTTGGAAACCTCGCAAGTCAGGCTGGTTTGAAAGGAAACATAGCCGGTGCTCTTGGTTCTGCGGCTGGAACTCTTGCGACGGGGGGTAACTTAAAAAACGCAGCTATGAGCGCGGGTGGGGGGTTGGTTGCGAGCACTCTAACTAGTAAGTTGGGAGGTGGAGTTATTGCAAGCTCGGTGGGAGCGTTTGCTGGTGCAAAAATTTCGGGGGCGTCAACAAAATCTTCTATTGTTGGTGGACTTACTGCTGGTGCTGGGGCTTTTGCCGCACAAAAGATATTTTCAATTTCAAGCGCACCAACTGCCGGTGCTACGACGGTTGCAGAAAAAACTGCAAACATACCATCAAACGTGGAATTAGTGACTGCAACAAATAGCAAACCAGAATCCATGCCGCAGTCTATTCCACCCCCAAGTCCAATCGCGACGATAGACGAAGATACTGGGAAAGTTGTACTTTCCAATACCGATCCAGCTAATTTGACCACAGTCAAGGAAACAGTAATCGGAGGCGGGTCAAAAACAAAATACGCAGACAAATATAATCCAGATACTGGGAAATATGAACCGGTACCGTCCAAAATAGAACCTTCGACAAAAAAAGTAACCACGACGGTTGTTAATAAATCAACGGGAGAAGTTATTTCTAGTGGTACGGAAAGTACCGAAATTACCGCAGAACAAGCCAAAAAAGAAACGAGTAATAAAAACCCGTCGCCACCAAAACAAATGGTAGAAACAAAGTCCGCGCCAATTATTTTGCCAAGGCCAATAAGCCCTGTATATATATTGAATACAGATATCTATGGTAATGAATATTTAACACTGTCGAACAAAAGTGAAAGTATAATACCTGTTGACTCCGAGCTTGTTTCAATGACTGGTACCAAGGACATTTTAAGTTTAAAATATGCCGATGGGTCAAAAACAGAAGTATATAGTGCAGCTTTATCTGTTCAAAAATTTGGACATGGGTCCAGAGAGTCGGATACTATCGCAGTCGATACATTATCAGATGGAACAACGTCTATGTATGCAACAATCGAGATGTCCAAAGATTATTCGCTTCCAGATGAGGAAGATTCTCCGTATTTTGTAAAAAATCCAGATGGTTCAATTACATACACATTTTCGGACGGCACAACTGCTACAGAAATGCCGTCTGGTGCAAAGAGTTTATTTAACATAAATGGAGTGTCGGCTGAAATTGATATTCCAGCCCAGGTACAACCATCCACGTTAGAAATACCATCGGATCAATTGGAAAAAAGTAAAGAATTTAGAAAAAAGATTTGGACAGAAAAAAACTACGGTGGAAAGAAAAAAGACAACAATGGAAATTATATAAAATATACTTTGTCCGAACCAGTTCTCGACCCCGATGGCAAACATACATATAAAAATATAAAAACTGAGCAGATTGTTTCCGAAACTATATATTATGCAGTCAAAGATCCCGAAAACTATACCGAAGTAAGAAAGAAAATGCCAGAAACAATAATTCAAAAGGAAAAAGTCGATGAGCAATTTGAAAAAGAATGGAATGACACAATCGTCAAAGAAGTAAAAAATCAATACTCAAAAAAACTTGCAGATAAATACGAAGCGTTGAACAGGGGTGAGCAAGTTAAAACCGCTGAATCTATTGATAAGATGCATATAATAGAAGTTACGAGGTCAGGATTTAGGGCAAAGCGAGAATCTTACAAAGTAATGAAGGTGAGAGTTTATAAAAAAACAGAGGAAGTACCCTAACAACTTTTGAAATAAGTTAATATTTATATAAGGAATCATATATATGAACAAGAAAGAACTAGTAGAAATCATCAGAACGGTTGTACGAGAAGAGATCAATAACTCTCTTCCTCAATATCTTATGGAGGTATTGGCGGAGAGAATCACCGCCCAGCCAGTTATTACCGAACAAAAAGAACCATCTCAGGCTTCTGCACAAAGAAATAAGCCGTTGGTTACTTTCGAGGCACCTATCAAGAAATCGCCGGTACAAGCACCAAGAACTTTTTCGTCAAACCCAATATTTAACCAAATATTGAACGAGACGGTTGGCGGAGTACCGGAAGAAAATTCGGCATCCGTTCCGTCTGTTATAGACACCATAAAAAATATGCCAAAAGAAGTGTTGGCCGAAAACAAGGATATTGCTGCCGTGGCCAATGCAATGACCAGAGACTATTCCAAATTGATGCGGGCGATAGATGCCAAAGCAAAGTCCGGTAGACCTGCATAAAAATGGCAAATACAACACAGACTTATGGTATAGTGCTTCCCATCACACATGGTCCGCAGGGTTATTTTAACCAAAGTCATAGTGTAATTGAACAAGTAAAATCCAACTTAAATTTGTTGTTAAAAACAAAAAAGGGAGAACGCAGAATGAATCCAGATTTTGGTTCTGGGTTGTGGAATGTTTTGTTCGAAAATATGTCAGATGACATGGCTCCAATTATTGATAGTACTATTCGCAGAGACATTGCCAAATGGATGAGTTATGTGAATGTGCAATCTGTATCTGTGTTGAATAACAAAGATAATAATTATAATCGCTTGGATGTGTCTGTTGTATTCACCGTTCCATCCATTGGAGTTTTTGAACAACAAACATTGCAGGTTGGTATGAACACAAATAATATATGATTTTAGACACACCAAAATCTTTTCAACCGGGAAAAAGAGATATTAAATATCTCAGCAAGGACTTCTCTCAATTGAAGCAGTCTTTGATTGATTTTTCTAAAACATATTATCCAAACACATACAAGGATTTTAGTGATGCTTCGCCGGGCATGATGTATATTGAAATGGCGGCTTATGTTGGTGATGTATTATCATACTACATAGATTATCAATTCAAAGAATCTATGTTGGTTAATTCAGAAGAGCGTCAAAATATTATTGATTCTGCTCGTTCGTTGAGCTACAAGTCAAAACCAACCGCACCCAGCGTCACAAATTTTGATGTATATCAATTGGTGCCATCAAAAATTTCAGAAGACGGTAGCATTGTTCCGGATATGAGTTATGCTCAAATCATAAAACCGGGTATGTCTGCTACCAGCGATTCTGGCGTTTCGTTTTTAACAAGTGTGCCGGTGGACTTTACCGTAGATACTCAGAACGATCCACTTGAAGTTTCTGTATATCAACGCAACGCTGCTGGTCAGCCAGAATTTTATGTATTAAAAAAGTCCGCTGAAGCATTTTCGGGTCAATTGATAACCAAGACCGTGAGCATATCAGCACCATCTCCATTTTATAAAATATATCTTTCTGAAACAAATATCATTGAAGTTTTTGATGTATATGATTCTGACGGAAATCGGTGGCATGAAACAGATTATCTTGCACAAGATTTGGTGCCAATTGAAAGTGAGAATATATACAAAAACGATATGTCACTTTCTTCACACAGAGACACCGTTCCGTTCTTGTTGAAGTATCTTCGCACATCCAAACGATTTGTTACAGGAGTTGAATCAGACAATACAACATTCTTAGAATTTGGTTCGGGAACAAATATTGCCGACGACGAGATTATTGTTCCAAATGTATATACGGTTGGAAAGCCAAACACATTCAGAAATGAGAGCATAAACTATGACCCAGCAAACTTTCTGTCGTCCAGAGCATTTGGACAAGCTCCAAGCAACACAACATTGACCGTTCGTTATATAACCGGCGGGGGATTGGAAAGCAATGTTAACGCCAATACTATCAAGAACATCACCAACGTGGAATTCTTTGGAGATATCACAGAATTGCCGGTATTTGACCAGGGGTTGACAAATTTGGTTAGACGTTCTGTAAAAGTAAACAACCCAGTTCCTGCTTCCGGTGGTCGCGGTTCAGAAACCAACGATGAAATTCGCAACAATGCATTATCAAGTTTTTCTGCACAAGGACGAGCAGTGACCCAAAAAGATTATGTTGTAAGAACATACGCAATGCCTTCAAAATATGGTTCAATTGCCAAAGCATATGCCGTAGCGGATACCAACTTGGATTCTTCGTATATTCAACCACAACCAAACCAATTGTCTGTGAATTCATTTGCACCGGAAAATACAAATCGCAAGAATATCAACCAAAATAATCCATTTGCTATCAATCTATATTTACTTGGTTATGATACCAATCAGCGTTTGATAAATACCAACGAGGCAATTCGTCAAAATCTCAAGAACTATCTCAATCAATATCGCATGTTAACAGACAGTGTAAATTTATTGGATGGATATATAATAAATATCGGGGTGGACTTCACCATCATTGCTTATAAAAATTATAACAAACGTGAAGTATTGGCAAACTGTTTAACTTTGGTGCAACAATTCTTTGATATAAACAATATTCAGTTCTGTCAACCAATTAATCTTAGTCGTTTGGAGCTTGAAATTGCCAAGATCGGCGGTGTACAATCTGTTTCTTCGTTGAAAATCAAAAATTTGACATTACGGGATGGTGATTATTCTCCATACGAATATGATATAGTCAAAGCTACATTGGATAAGGTGGTATATCCATCAATTGATCCGTCTATATTTGAAGTAAGATTTCCAACAAAAGACATTGTGGGACGTGTGAGTTAATTTAGGTCAAATTTATTGGTTGGGGCGTATATTTATAATGTAAAGAACATAGTATATGCATTACTTTTTATATCCAACCAAAGACACCACCATCAGCAACGATCCGTCATATATGTTCAAGAACATGGGGTTGGATGAAATTCTTGAAGTGGAAAAACGGGTGTCTTATGGCAGCTGCTCAAGCAATAGTACATATTCCACATTGATTTCATTTACCAGTTCAAGCATTGAACTTTTGAGTGGATCTATGTCAGGCTCTTTTAATTCAGGCTCAACCGATCCAAAAGTTGTATCAAGTTCATATATTCAAACTAGTCAAGTTACTCAAGGTGCTGTATTGTCCAGAGCATTGTTGCAATTTGATTTGAGCGACGTGTCTGCTTCTATAGTATGCAACGAAATAGTAAATCCTCGTTTTTATCTTGTTCTCAAAACATGTGAATCTAAAGAAGTTCCTGTAAAATATACACTCGCGGCATATCCAATTTCTCAATCGTGGGGAATGGGTTCTGGATACAAATACGATGGTCAAGCTGCGTCTGATGGAGCAAATTGGAAGTTTTCTGATGGATTCTCTGAAAAATGGATGAGCGGTTCCTTGACAGATTGCAGCGGAGGTGGTGTGTGGTGGGTTTCATCAAGCCTACTAGGTTCTGGTTCTGGATATGCTCAACCTCCATACAACAATCCATATAATCCGTTTCCAAATTGCGACGACATTTATGTTCCCCCAGCAACTTCATCTTATATATCACCAGTAACGGGTGGATATGCTTGTACTCAATCGTTTGATTATCAAACTAGCGATGTTCGTATGGATGTAACTCCAATTATAGAAGCATGGCTAACAAGTGGAATTAAAAATAATGGATTAATTATATTGCATAGCGACGAATCAAGTTCTATTGATTATGGAAAATTGAGATTCTTCTCTAAAGAAACCAATACAATATATTCTCCATACCTCGATGTCTCATGGACAGATGCAATTATTGAAACCGGCAGCGCCGATCCAATTCAATTGAGAGACGCCGTTGTTAATATGAAGAACCTTGCTAAAGAATATAAGCACGGATCTATTTTAAGAATGGATATAACTTCAAGAAAGCGTTATCCACAAAAAACATTTACAAACAAGCTTTCAGACTATTTGACTCCATATTATTTACCAAGTTCAAGTTTCTATTCTATTAAAGATGCCGAAACCGAAGAGTCTATATTACCATATGATGAATATACCAGATTGAGTTTTGATTCATACGGAAACTATTTTA